CATCGACGGGGGTTGGCATCATCAAGGCGGGTGCGCCATATGCAGTTTATGTTGAATTCGGAACAGGTGTTGTAGGCGCAGGTTCCCCCCACCCTGCCCCCGCAGGATGGCAATATGATGTGAACGCGCATGGTGAAAGCGGCTGGTGGTATTACAACGATAGAGATGGAAAAATGCACTGGACGAAAGGAATGCAGAGCCGTCCTTTCATGTATAACACAGTACGGGAATTAGAGCAGGAATGCGTAAGAATCGCAAAGGAGGTATTCAGCTGTGATTGATATAGAGTCTATAATTTTCCAAAGGTTGTCAACCGTGTTGAGAGCCAATTACAGTGAAATATCGGTCTATGGCGAGTATGTTAAAACTCCTGCTGTATTTCCGTGTGTGACAATTGAGGAAAAAGACAATTATGTTTTAGAACGAACTCAATCGAGCGGAGGAATTGAGAATCATGCCGGACTCATGTACGAAATAAATGTGTACTCTAACAAAAAGACCGGTAAGAAAAGTCAATGTAAAGACATTTTCTCTCTGATCGATAGAGAAATGCAGGACATGGGTTTTACACGAATCATGCTGAATCCAATTCCGGATATAGACGATGCCACCATTTATAGAATGGTCGGCAGATATAAGGCGGTAGTATCGACCAACAAAACAATTTATAGGAGGTAAAGATTATGGCTATTACTACCTATGGCATAACTTTGAAATGGGGAACCAACCCCGAATCTCTGACAAAAAAAGTCGACATTAAAGATTTTCCAGACCTCGGTGGTGCTCCCGAATTACTTGAAACCACTCATTTTTTGAATCCTGCTCAGACATTTGTCCTCGGCATTCAGTCTATGGATGCTATGGAGTTCACTGCGAACTACACTAAATCCGATTACGAAGCAGTATTAGCAGACGCAAATAAGAAACTGTATTATGCCCTTGAATTTGGAATAGACGGCTCAGAAGGTGTTTTTGAATGGCAGGGTGAACATACTGTTTGGGTGACGGGAGCCGGCGTAAATGCCGTTGTTGAAATGAAAATCGGTATTGCACCTTCCACCAAACCTACTCTGAAAACAGCTTAATGGGGGTGTAGACAATGGCTAAACAGATTACTTTTGAATTCGAAGGTAAGAAATATGTACTTGAATTTACAAGGAAGTCCATAGAAACAATGGAAAAACAGGGTTTTATCGCAAGCGATATTGTTGAAAAACCTGTATCTACTTTACCGGCATTGTTCGCAGGAGCATTCCTTGCTCATCATCGCAATGTAAAGCGTGAGGTAATTGACAAGATTTTCGACAAACTCACCAACAAGCAAGAGTTGATTAGTAAGTTGGCTGAAATGTATAACGAACCTATCATGGCTCTTTTGGATGAACCGAGCGAAGATGAGGGAAACTTGAATTGGGGAGCGAACTGGTAAACTCAGCTCCCCTCCCTACTTATACCGAGCTATTTTACGAGCACTTTCCATTTTATTTGTCAATAGGTATGACCTACGACCAGTATTGGAATGACGATTGTGAATTGGTGGTTTATTACCGTAAAGCTAACGAGTTGAAAAACGCTCGAAAAAATCAAGAGTTGTGGCTTCAAGGAATGTATATCTACGAAGCGTTATGTTGTGTGTCACCCGTATTACATGCTTTTGCTAAAAAGGGTACGAAACCACACCCGTATCGGGATAAACCTTATCCCATCTCGGCTGAAGAAATCAAAGAGCATAAGGAAGCTATGGAAAAAGCAAAACGGAAAAAAGCGATGGCTGCTTTTATGACATGGGCATCGCAACTGGATTTACCAGATAAGGTTGAACGAGAGGAAGTGAGTGTAGATGTCCACCACGATTGATAGTTTACAAATAGAAATAACTCAAAACTCACAACAAGCGGTGGACGGCTTAGATGCGTTGACCGCTTCTCTCGGTCGGCTCAAAACTGCATCCAAAGGCGGAGTGGGTCTTACTGCTGTAAGTAATCAGCTCAAGAAATTAAACGATGTTGTGAATACGATGCAAGACCCCTCCACCAAAATATCTCAGCTTGTTTCTGCATTAAAGCCGTTAGAGTCTATAGGCAAATCCAACCTTAATTCCACGATAAATTCACTGAAAAAGTTGCCGGAACTTACTAAGCAATTAGCCGCTATTGATATGGGTGCGTTTGCTACTCAGATAGATAGGGTTGTTTCGGCGTTGAAGCCGTTGGCTACCGAGATGAATAAAATTGCAGCCGGGTTTAGTGCATTTCCTTCCCGAATTCAAAAACTTATTATAGAGAACGAAAAGCTCTCCGCATCCAATACTAAGGCTGCTAAGTCTTTTGGCATCTTGGGGACGGGCATAAGCCGTTTACAAGCTAAGTTCGGAGTTTACTATTTGGCATTTCGAAAGATTACTTCTCTTGTAAGAGACTGGGTTAGTGAGAGTAATAATTATGTTGAGAATTTAAACCTTTTTAGAGTTTCCATGGGAGAGGCTGCAGATGAGGCACTGGATTTTGCCTACAAGGTAAGAGACGCTTTCGGCGTAGACCCGTCCGAGTGGATTCGTTTTCAAGCCGTATTTCAGAATATGGCTACTGGTTTCGGTATAACGGCGGACAAGGCAACGGTTATGTCTAAGGGTCTAACACAGTTAGGTTATGATTTGGCTACAATTTTCAATGTTGATTATGAAGTGGCTATGCGGAAACTTGAAAGTGCCATAGCCGGTCAACCTCGTCCGATGCGTGAGTGGGGTTTTGATATATCGGAAACCACTTTAAAAATGGTAGCCTTAAATCATGGTATAAAAAAGAATGTAGAGTTGATGACTCAAAATGAGAAAGCCCAGCTTCGATACATTCAATTGATGGAAACGGCTCAGAAGCAGGGGATTCTTGGGAACTTTGCAAGAGAAATACATACACCTGCTAATGCGCTTCGTATTTTGAACCAACAGTTACTTCAATTAAGAAGAGCATTAGGAGACATGATTATTCCAATATTAATGAAAATAATCCCTTATATTCAAGCATTCGTAAAGGTTATTACTAATGCGGTGAGAGCGATTGCTACTCTGTTCGGATTTAAACTTCCAAAGATTGATTATTCCGGATTAGAAGGTCTTAAATCCGGAGCAGAAGCCGCAGAAAATGCTATAGGAGATACCACCGATGCGGTTAAGAAATTAAAGAGCGTGACAACAGGTTTTGATGAACTTAATATCATTCCCCAAGATGACGGTAGCGGTTCCGGTGCAAGAGTCGGGGGAGTTGGCGCAGGGGGAGGTACAGACTTACCGCTCGAAATAAAGGCATACGAAGGTTTTTTGAGTGAAACGCAGAATAAGATTAATGAGCTAGCAGAGAAACTACAAAAGCCTTTCGAGAAAACTTTGAAACTCGCAGTTATGATTGGTGTTGTTATCGCATCTTGGAAGATTGCCAGTGGTGTTTATACTCTGTTTACAACCGGACTCGGTGGAGTGATTTTACCTAAATTAGTAACTTGGATTGGTAATGTAACAAGAGCATTATTTGGTATGGCAAAAGGAAGTGCAGCCGCCAAAAGTGCTTTCTCATTTTTAACAGGTGGAACCACCGGACTAATAATCGCAGGAATAGCCGCTACAGTCGCTTTGGTAGTTGCCAGAGTCATTGACCTATGGAAGAACAGCGAATCGTTTAGAAAAGGCTTAGAGCGCATAGGAGAGATTGCAAAAGGCGTATGGGGAGTTATGAAAGACCTCTTTGGATTTATTATCGATGCTCTCCGTCCTATCGGTGAAGCAATCGCCGAAGTTGCAGAGAAACTCGTCAACTTAATCCCGCAGGACATTCGAGATGCTATATCCGATTTCTTTAAGCAGATGGATCTTGATTGGAAGGATTTAGGCATAACCGCATTGGGTTTTGCGTTATTGTTTGTTCCCGGTGGACAGGTGTTTGGAGTAATACTTTTAGCCTTTGAAGCCATTACATTAGCTATTCGTGGGTTAGGCGCCATAAGCGAAGAAACATGGGATAATATCAAGAAATGGTTTAGTGAGGGTATCCAAAAAATCAAAGAATGGTTTTCCACCATGTTCACCGATATTGCCCAGTTCTTCGTGGATCTGTGGCAAGGCATTGTCGATGTATGGAATGGTTGTGCTGATTGGTTTAATGATAAAGTCATTCAACCTGTTGCAAATTTCTTCTTAGGTTTGTGGGATGGAATTTCTTCGGCGGCATCAACCTGTTGGAACGCTATTGTGGATTTCTTCTCCCCGGCGATTGAATGGTTCTCAGAATTGTTCGGTAGTATTTTTCAAACCATATCCGACATCTTCTACAACATAGGCGTTATCGCAAGGGGTTGTTGGGAGATTATCAAGGCGGTTTGGGGTGTCGTTTCCGAATGGTTTAACAAACATATCATTACTCCTGTTGCGACTTTCTTCTCGAATTTGTGGAACGGTATTAAGACTTGGGCGATTACCGCTTGGGATGGTATCAAGTCGGTGTTCTCCACCATCGGCAATTGGATGAACGAAAAGGTCATCCAACCCGTTGCAGGCTTCTTCTCGAATTT